GTGCCGTCGCTGATTACGATGGTTCCATCGCGGAAATTCTTTACGACAGAGCTGATCGGCATTTTAGCCCCCTACTGCAGAGGAATGTTGTGGACGATCCGAAATCGCAACGTACCGATAACCCACTCGCCCGCGTCATTTGTGGTCCGCGTGCTGCTGATAAACTGAATCTTGTAAGATCCCGGCCAGGTCGAATCATACACCATTAGCGCGTTGATTGCGGCTTGCTCCCCGTCGAGAGCCTCATCGTAGCTATCTGACATGGCCTTAGGGGCGAGACGCCATGAGTAGAGGATCACTAGCTCCGTTTCGACAAGGAGCCCCTCAGCAGGTTTTCCGCGGTAGGCCCGCAAATCGTCCGTTGTCGCCGGATGGACCGCAAAGCATTTATGCGCCAGGCTATCCGCATCGCGCCCGAAATTGTCAGGTGCGACTCGCGACTCACGCCAACCCGAGAGCGTGAGAAGGCGCGAGGTCAGATCCTCGCGAAGTTGCCGTATCGTCTTTTGCGCCATCGCCTACCGCCACCAAGAGACGCCAGAGGCGCCGCGGCCATTGGTCCAGATTTGCGAGGAGGCGCCTTTCTTCTTTGTCGGGTCTACGTTGTTCTCGTCGGCCTCATCATAGCTGAAGCGAAGCTGTCCCCAGGCGCTCTCATATTGGACCATGTAGTGCGCCGCGAGAGCTTGCCAGCGCCCGCCGTCGCCTGCACTGGTCGAATAGTCCAGGAAGATCAAATGCAGCGAGAGCAACAAATGACAGTCCCGAAGCGCGCTCGGCTGCATGATCAAATAGGGTCGCCGCCCTGCCGCGATCAGACGATTTGAGATCGTCGCCCAGGCCTCCTCGATATAGGCCTGGTAGCTCGCCGCACTCCCCAGCAGGGACGGCAGATCCGAGTGACGTTGCACAAGTTCATCCTGACCGATCACCATTTGGAGTTGGCGTCGGCAGAGCGCGGCATCTTGCCGGAATGTGTGCGTCACTGCGTCAGGCATGACGAGCGCCCATTCGATCAGCCAGCCCTCTCCGAGGGCCTCTCCCGAAGTCGTAGCGGCACTCAGCGAGTAGTGCGCCACGCTGCCCACGGGGATGCTCACTGCCTGTGCGGAGACGAGCGCGGACCCATCGGGACGATAGATCGAGATCGTGCCCGACGTAGGTGTAGCCGTCGCGCCCGCGCGAGACGTCGGACACGATAGGGACTGAGTGCGGCCACGCTCGATCGTCTCCGTCGTGCGGAACCGCGCGCTGTAGAGTGTCTCGGCTAGGCTCACTCAGTCCCCCTTGCCTCAGCGTCCCTTATCGCGCTGCGCTTGATCATGTCGTTTGGCCGCATCCTCTGCCGCCTTCCGCGCCTTGTCGGGCGACACGCCAGAATCGCGGAGCTGCTTTGTCATGCGGTCCACCGCCTCGCGATACCCAGCGCGCTCGCCGCTCACGACCGCGCCCCACGGCGCGGCTTCGGCGCGGGCGCCTCTTCGGAATCTGCGGGCGGCGCTGCATACAGCGCTTCCTTTGCTGCGACCATGCGCTCGAGCAGGGCCTCTTCGACTCCCAGCGCGTCACGGTGGTAGGGCGAGCTCGGCGCCTTATCGCGCCATTCCTCGACCTTCTTTCGCTGGCGTTCGATCTGGATTTCGATGAAATCGGGATCGGGCAGCTCGATAAAGGCGCCGATCAACGACTTACAAAACTCGTAATATCCTTCCTCGTCTGTCTCGATCCGCGTTTGACCCGCCACCAGTTTGGGCCGCTGCCATTTCGACAAGTGGACCTGACCGGCTACGCCATCGTAGGCGATGCAGTAGCCGCCCGCCTCGGCTTCCCACGGGATGATCGTCCAACCGGCGCGGCGCTTCGTCACCTCAGCCATATCCATTTGGCCGTTACGATCCACATTTGCGATGCCTGGATCGGCGCGGAGCTCAGAGAGCCACGGCACCCACTCCCCCTTTCGATACGTCCACCGCGCTGGATGGTGCATGTACCAGAAGGCGGGAGACGGCTCTAGCTTGACCAGCTCTCGCATAGCGACTGGCCTAGATGCTGCCGTGCCGGCATATTTCCCGCCGCTACTCGTTCCAAAATTTGCTGACATATGCTCCTCTGTTTTTACGGACGCAAAAGCGCCCGCGTCGATAGCGTAACCACCGACGCGGACGCCAGGCGACTACTAGTAGTCCGAGAGGATCGCGACGCCCTTAGAGTCGTCTACCTCGACCACGCCAGCCAGGATGCTACCAACAATAATGCTAGATCCATTGGAGGCATCCCGCTCAAATTCGACGGTGACCTCTGGAGCCGGAGAGGTCGTAGTCGATCCGATGATCGGAGCAACCGATGCGGTAGCCATAGCGATCGCATTGGGGGCAAACATCATGCCGGTATAGTCCACGCCGTTATTGGCGACGGTGTTGGACGTGAAGACCTGCACGCCGAACAGCTCGGCCTTGGCGCCCGCGCTTTGCGCCATGAGAGACATTTGCGCGCCGGTCGTATATTGGCCCGGGCCGGTTTCAGAGCGAAGCGAGCTCATCAGGTCGTTGTACTGCTGATTGTGCAGGACGGCGACAAAGGGGCCGACATTCGCCAACAGTTGGAGCTGGAAGATTGCGTTATAGAATGTCGCAACCGTCAGATCCACGCCGGTAGAGCCGACCGAGTTGGAGAAGCCGCTCGCGAGCGCGGTAAGCATGGTAGTTCCGCGCTTTGCCCAAGCGGCGCTCATATCTGCCGCAATCGAGTCCACGGAAACATCCAGCGGAACGCCCTGCGAGGTGGCTTGCGCCAAATCGCTGATCTGGCGGCGGATCGCCTGCCGCGCGAGCGTACAGGTAGCCGCTGCGGTCGTGAGTGCCGTATTGGAAACGCTCGCATTTTCCGCGACGGAAGCCATCGCATCCGCGCCCCAAGAGACGACGGGGATCTGCACGGAGGTAGACCCAGGCGAGGCCGCGATCTTGAGGACCGAAGGATGGTTCACAAGATAGGCGGTATCGGTAAGCTTCTGAACGATCAGCTTGGACAGCACCGCAGAAACGCGAGCGTTGCCGGACAAACCACTGTAATAGACTTCGTTAGCCATTTTGGCACCTATAGACTTAGAGTGTTTACCGCGCCTTTCGCTGTTGACGGGAGCTCGAGCCCGATCGCGGAGGGTAAAACCCTGCCTTGAGGCTACTGTCAACCGAGCAAACTGTCAACCGGTACGAAGCGAAGCGAAGATCGCGGCGCGGTGCTGGGCAAACTCCGCGGGAGACAGACGTGAGATCGCTTCGGTAGTCCAGGCCTGCGGCTCGCTCGCGGGCGGCGGGACTGTTCCGACTGAGGTCTTCGGCGCCACTGCGGGAGGCGGCGCCACAGGTGCGGATGCCGCCGCCGCCGCGGGTGCCTCTGGCAGATATGCGCGGACGGCTTTCGGCAGCCCGTCTCGATTCGCCAGCCACTCCGATAGCGCAGGCCTGTTCTCTGCGGGGAGCTTCTGATAGGCGTGCTGCACATAGTCGAGGCCCTCGGCGTCGAGGATGCCCGCGGCCATGATCTCTCGCTCCACGCGAAGGGCTTCGCGCTCGGCTTTGGTAGCGCCCTTGAGCTCTTCAAACTGTCCGCGCCATTTGTCCGCGGACGCGGCCAGCGGCTCCAACTCTACCACCCGCGCCTCGAGTTCTTTGACTCGCGTAACGAGTTGCCGAATCCGTGCCGACGCCGCACCGTTATCGGTCGTCTCTGCGGTATTTTCCTCGCTCATTTGTTGCTCTCCTTTGTTGCTGCTTCGTCTATCCGCGCCTTTTGGCGCAAAAGTTTACGCGCCCAGGTTCGCCCAGCATCCCCACCCCAGAGGAGCCAGGCGACATAGCCAGCGCTCGGATAGCCAGGCGCCCCGCGCTTCGCGGCGGGCGCTTCCAGATCGACCGCATGACGATCAAAATAGGCGACCATTCGGCGCACCGTCTCCAAGCTGACCTCGCGACGGTTCGACAGATCGCGGGCACGGGCAACACCTACCGCAGTTCCACCGCGCCCGTATTCCTTTCGCAGCTCGAGACCGCGCCGTGCTGCCGCTGCAACCGTAGCCGGAGGGGTCAGATCAAGCTCTCCGGCCTGCTCTGCTGCACGAAACTCGGCATAAACTGCGGGTTCATTGAGCCGCAAATATCGGCGCTGTGCCTCGGAGACAAAAGGCATTAGGTCGCGCCCGCCTCGCTCTCTGTCTCCGTCGGGAGCTCCGCGACGGCTTCGACCTCCCGACCCGTCAGATAGCCGCGGGCCTCGCGGAGGC